ATGGACGTTATATACCTCAAAACGAGAGCGTAAGCCATGAATAAACCTGAACTAGTCATTCTCAGTGGTGATAAGGCTGAAACAGGCTCAAATCGGCTGCAATCGGTTTCTGAACCCGAATCAGCTCACGTCTATGGGAATCTGACGCCTAGAATTCATACGCCGCTCAATGATTTACCGTCTAAAGGCTTCGAACTCATTGACTTCGCTGACCAGATATTCGACACGGGCTTCATGCCGTGGCAGAAATGGCTGGCTGAACACTCGCTTAAAGTCAAGCCTGATGGTCGCTGGGCAAGCCCATTCAACGTCACTTGCGTAGCACGCCAGAATGGAAAATCGACCTACATGCTGGCATTGATAGCGATGAAGCTCTTTCACTGGAACGAATCGCTTCAGGTGGCTTCAGCTCACCGATTGGTGACATCTCTGGAACAATTTCGTCAGCTGGTCAATATCATCGAGAGCCAAGATGATCTGGCGAAGCGAGTCAAGCGAATCCGCTGGCAACATGGCAATGAAGAAATCGAAACCCTTGATGGATGTCGTTTCGTTATCAAAGCTGGTGGTTCAGCTGCACGTGGATTGAGCAAACCTGAATCGGTTCATCTTGATGAGCTGCGCGAGATGCACGATCTAGAATCGTTCGCTTCATTGCGTTACACCCTGATGGCTGCAAAGAATCCCAGCATCAACGCCTTCACAAACGCTGGCGATAGTCATTCCGTCGTCTTGAATTTAGCTCGCGAGCGCGGGCTTGCTGCGATGGCTGGCGCGAAAGATGACATCTTTTACGCCGAATGGTCTGGCGGTTCTGACGACATCACTGACGTGGAGAATTGGAAATCTGCCAATCCAGCCTTGGGTCACACGATTCACATCGACAACATCAAGGCCGTTCTTAATGATCCACCAGATGTGGTCATGACTGAAGTCTTGTGCAGATGGGTTACGACTATTTCAAGCTGCGTTGGAGCTGCTGAATGGGAGCGATGCATTGATCCAGATGCTGACCTTGATCCAGAGAAGCTGACGTGGCTTGGACTTGATTTAAGCCCAGACAGAAAACACGCCGCACTTGTTGGAGCGCAGAAGCTTGGTTCAGAAGAATTCGTGGTGAAGCTGTTGCATACTTGGACGAATCCATTGCAGCTAGACGACAAAGCTATTGCAAACGATGTCGCGCCATACTGCCGAAAGTATCCGATTGAATATCTGCTCTATTCCAAGCGAACTAGCGGCGCAGTGGCATCGCGTCTCGTACCAGCGGGAATTCCAGTGTTCGACATGGACACCAGTTACCCGCAAGCTTGCGACGAAATGTTGGGAGCGATTAACTCTCAAAGATTGAAGCATTCGGGTAAGCAACAGGAATTGACGACTCAGATGCTTTCAGCTGTTCAGCTTCGACGTGGAGATGGCGGTTGGGTCATTGGACGTAGAGCTTCACAAGCTGCGGTCTGCGCATCGGTGGCGACAGCTCTCGTTTCACATTTTGCGACACGCCCAGAGACAGAGATTGACATACTCGTTGGATAGTGTTCTAAGCCTGAGAAAATTCTCGCATGGGAATTCTCGACATATTTGCAACACGTAATGTTGAAACCGCTGCACCGACTAGGGGAGTCGATGTGGCGGCTTCACTTGCACCCGTTACTTCAATCGATTCTCTAACACCGTTCTTCGGCGGCGCACAAACTGCAACACGCGAAGAAGCTATGTCCGTGCCATCCTGCGCACGCGCTCGCAACATAATTTGCTCCAGTATTTCCAGTATCGGTCTCGAAGTCATTGATCGTTCGACTGGAATGGAACTCGAAGGCGTAACACCGCGAGTAATTCGCACACCAGATCCACGAATTCCAGGAAGCGCGACTTATGTCTGGACTTGCGAAGATTTACTTTTCTATGGTTATGCATATTGGCAGATTACAGAATTGTTCATGGACACGTATCGGGTGCGAAGCGTCCAACGCGTTTCACCAGCTCGCGTAACTATTCAAACAAACTCAATTGCAAGCGAGATTGAATACTACATGGTTGATGGAACACCAGTGCCGAACTCAGGCATTGGATCGCTTGTCGTATTCAATGGCGTCGATGAAGGATTGCTCAACCGTGCGGGTCGAACCATTCGCACTGGTGCAGAGCTTGAACGTGCCGCTGCGATGTACGCCCGCGAACCAATTCCGTCGATGGTACTTAAAAGCAACGGCACGGCTCTTCCAGCAGATCGCATTGCGAAACTACTGGAGTCATGGGGATCAGCACGACGCAATCGTAGCACTGCATTCTTGAATGCTGATGTTGAACTGCAAACAGTGGGCTTCGACCCTGAGAAATTACAGCTGGCTTCAGCTCGTTCGTACATCGCAACTGAAATTGCGCGCGCTTGCGGAATTCCAGCGTATTACATCGATGCTGAGACTGGCTCTTCAATGACCTACTCGAACGCAGTCAATCAGCGTCAGACATTGCTTGATTTCTCTTTAATTCCGCTGATGACAAGCATAAGCGAAAGACTTTCAATGCCAGATTTCGTTCCATCATCGCAAGAAGTGAAGTACGACTTATCTGACTACTTGCGCGGCTCTGATCTAGAGCGTGCCAATATCTATAAGACACTGAATTCAATCGTTGATCCAGTAACGGGTCAATCAGCAATCACGGTTGATGAAATCCGACAAGCAGAGGAAATGATTAAATGAAGGTAACAACACCATTCACAATCACGGCTGCCGATTCAGAAGCTCGCACGATTACAGGTCAAATCGTTGCCTTCGATACCGCTGCCAATGCATCAACTGGAAAAGTGATGTTCAAATCTGGGTCATTGAATCCAGCTAACGTGAAATTGAATCTAGAACACGATTCAACACGTCCAATCGGTAAAACTCTTTCGATGGAATTTTCACCAGATGGAAAGTCAATTAACGCGACTTTTAAGATTTCAAAGACAACTGCTGGATCTGATGCAATCCAAGAAGCGATGGATGGACTTCGCGATGGATTCTCAGTCGAAGCAAACGCAATCGAATTCGGTCACAACGAGGACGGCACAATGGTCGTTTCTAAAGCAGATTTGGTCGGTGTCGCGCTAACACATAACCCAGCATTCGATTCAGCGCGTGTGTCGAATGTTGCAGCAACCACATCACCAGAAGATTCTGAATCATCATCCGATGAAGCAGAAGCACAACCACAACAACCAACAGAAGGAGACGTCGTGGAAAACACCGTCACAGAGCCAACTGCCGCCGAGACGGTAGAAGCTTCAGCTCAGGTTCAGGCAGCATCAGCTCCTAAGCCTGTTAATTTCATCGCAGCACGCAATCCAGTAGTTTCACCAGAAACTTTCTTAATGCACAAGGTTGCAGCAATGCGCGGTTCAGAAGAATCACGCAATTACATTGCAGCAGCAACTGCATCGACAGATAACCCAGGGTTAATCCCAACACGCCAGCTTCGCGAAGTCGTCAATGGTCTTGCCGATAATGTAAGAGCCAGCATTGATTCCATATCAAATGGGACGCTTCCAACCGCAGGACTTGTTTTTCAAATTCCAAAAATTACGCAGCTACCAAACGTTGCAGTAGTCGATGAATTGGACACAGTAACACCAGTCATCATGGAATCTGAATTCATCAACGTAGATGTTAAGTCATTCAAGGGTAATCAGGTCATGTCCGTGGAACTCGCAGACCGATCAGATCCACTTTTCTTCTCGGAGCTCATTTCGAATCTTTCTTCGCAATATGCTCGCGCTACTAATGCGTATAACTCATCACAAATCATTGCTGGTGCAACAAAGACTGCAACTGGTTACGGTACAGACATCACAGCAGCAGAATTGCTTGCTTGGGTTTCAGCTGGAGCAGTTTCAGTTTATTCAAACACTTTCAAATTTGCTGATGCAATCGTCGTCTCTCCAGCTATGTGGGGACGCATCATGTCATTCAACGTCGATGGACGCCCAATTTACAACGCACTGCAACCACAGAACGCAGCTGGTAATGCTCAGCCACGTTCCCTTCGTGGATCAGTCAATGGCATCGATCTATGGGTTGATACTGCACTTTCAGGCACAGGTGATGATTCAATGTACGTCATCAACCGTGACGCATACACATGGTACGAATCTCCACGTTTAGAGCTTCGCACTAATTTCATCAACGATGGAAGCATCGGAATCTTGCTTTACGGCTATGGCGCAACTGCAACAAAAATTGCAGCTGGCGCATACGCGTTCAACAAGGACTAATTCCAATTAATCATCGACTGGTTCGCTCCCGAGCCAGTCGAGCAGAATAGGAGATCAGAGATGCCAAATATCATCACGGCTGAAGAGCTGCGCACGGTACTGGGCGTCTCTGAATCTCTTTATTCAGATGTTTATCTTGACCAGATTATTGATTCGGCTGAACTTACGATTCTGCCTTTATTGACGCAATACCAATCAGCCATCGCGACGACTCGCATTGAAAATGGGGTCGCGTACTTCACGACAATCCGTCCATGTTACTTTGCGGTGGGTCAGTCAGTCGTGGTGGCTGGTTGCGGCGTACTTGATGACACTTATACAGTGACAAACACAGTCATTCGCCCATACGAATTCTCAGTGGCAACCGCCGAAGCTGACCGCGTTCTGAATGTGATTATTCCATCGGGAACTGCGACGCTAGATGGCGCATCATCAGCTGAACTTTACGCAAACGTGCCACCAGTTAAATCTGCAATTCTTGTCGTTTCGGTTGAAATCTTTCAATCGGTTACGGCTTCAGGCAATATGACAACAAACGAAAATTTCAGTCCAAGCCCATTCGTTCTCGGTAGATCACTCCAGAGCAGAGTAATTGGATTACTTGGACCGTTCATTGACGTCGAAACGATGGCGCAATGACCATCCAATCAGAGGTTCGCGCACCGTTAGCAACTGCGCTTGCAGGTGTGACCGCATCGGTGTATCAATCACCACCAGAGACAATCATCGCTCCAGCGTGCGTCATCGTTAGCGATTCGCCATATATGGAAAGCACGCTCATCAATGGAGCCGTCACTAAGGTCAAAATCAATTTTATCATTTCAGCCGCCGTCGCATATAACAATAACGCAGGAGCATTGGACGGTTTAGAGCAGCTCTGCATTCAGATTCTCGGTGCAATGCCAGCGGGATATGTGGTCGGCGTGGTCGAAAGACCAACGATCATGAACGTGGGAACTGGGTCATTCTTGATGTCTGACATTTCGGTTTCTACTTATTACACACAGGAAAACAACTAGGAGACAACAGATGGCAACGACAATCATCACTGGCAGAGACATCACTTTCACAATTGACGGTGATAACTTCGATGCCCAAGCAACTTCAGCAACATTAACAATCGATTCGACAGTTAATACGTACCAAACACTTGACGGAAAAGCCTATTACACAACAGACACACAGGGCACATTTAACGTCGAGCTATTGCAGGACTACGGCGCAGTAGGATCAGTGTGCGAAGCTCTATGGAACGCAGCTGCAACTGCACCAAATACATCACTGCCAGTCTTATTCACAGTCGCAGGAGTGGCTTACGCATTTAGCGTTCAGCCAATCTTCCCAGACTTGGGTGGAACTGCACCAGATGCTTTGACTGCTTCAATGGCATTCACTTGCGTCACAACACCAGCGTTGGACTAATTACAAGAAATCGGGAGCAATCATGAAACTACCAATTACAATCGAATACGCAGGCGGTCAATCTGAAACCTACGTGGCGCAACCGCCAGAGTGGGCAAAATGGGAGACCAAGACTGGCTTCACTATCCAGCAAGCTCAGGACAAGATTGGAATCTCTGATCTGATGTTCTTGGCTTATCACGCAATGAAACGTGAGTCTGCTGGGAAGCCAGTCAAGCCGTTCGAAGTATGGATGGAAACCGTCGTCGATGTTTCAACTGGGGACAACGACCCAAAAGCCACCAGCGCGGAAGCCTAAATTACTCCATCGTATTTCTAGCCATTGAGACTGGAATTGCGATGAGTGAGTGGCAAAGCGCGGAAGATATATTGACGGCACTTGAGATTCTAAAGGAGCGAGCAGATGGCAGAAGAAAGCATCGCTTACGATAAGTCCGATCTTCGTGGAATCTATGCAGCTTTTAAAGCGATGGATGAACAAGCCGTCACAGAAGCCAAAAAAGAATCGAACGCTTTAGCAACGTACTTGCAGGGCAAAATTCAACAAAGTGCTGGCAATTCAAACAATCAGGTCGCACCAAGAATTGCGGCGGGTTCTCGCGTTTCAAAGTCTGCCAAAACTGGTGAGCTTTCATTTGGCTTTGCAGCTCAAAAACTCAGTGGCGGTGGAACGACTCAACAACTCTGGGGCGGTTATGAATTCGGTTCAAATAAATTTAAGCAATTCCCAGTGTGGTCGGGTCGTGAAGGTCGCGGTTCACGTGGATGGTTTATCTATCCGACTCTGCGTGCCGAGCAGCCCTACATCATCAATGAATGGGAAAATGCGTTTAGTCGAATCTTGAAGGAGTGGTAATGGCAGCAGGATCAAGAACGCTCAAGCTCTCCATTCTTGCTGACGTAGATCAGCTCAAGAAATCGCTGGCACAAGCTGATGGAGACGTCAAAACTTCGGCGACCAAGATTGGAGATTTCTCCAAGAAGGTCGGATTGGCATTCGCCGCAGCTGGAGTGGCAGCAGCCGCTTACGCAAGCAAATTAGCCATTGATGGGGTCAAATCAGCCATTGCAGATGAAGCTGCACAGAACAAGCTGGCAACGACTCTGCGCAACGTCGTAGGGGCTAGCAATGACCAGATTAAGGCCGTTGAAGCCCAGATTCTCAAATCCCAATTACTTTATGGCGTCACGGATGAGCAGCTTCGTCCATCGCTAGATCGATTGATTCGAAGCACCAAAGACGTCGAAGAAGCTCAAAAACTGCAATCACTTGCAATGGACATTGCAGCAGGAACGGGCAAAAGTCTTGAAGCAGTATCAAACGCATTAGCCAAAGCACACGATGGAAACTTTGGAGCATTGACCAAGCTTGGCGTATCAATGGATTCAAATATCTTAAAATCCAAAGACTTTGATGCAGCCACGAAAGTCTTGGCAAGCACGTTCCAGAATCAGGCATCGGTTCAAGCTGAGACGTTTCAAGGAAAGATGGATCGTCTTAAAGTCGCATTTGATGAAGGTAAAGAGACAGTCGGTTCGTTCATTCTCGATGCCATCACGCCATTGGTTTCAGGATTTGTCAATAAAGTCATTCCAGCGATTCAGGGCGCAGCTAGTGAAATCTCAGCCAATCTTGCACCAGTCTTTAAGTCTCTAGGCGATTTCTTCAATAACGTACTCGTTCCAGCATTCACATCGTTCTATAACTTCATCCGCGATTATGTCGTGCCAATTCTCAACGTCACGCTGGTTCCCATCATCAAAGCTCTATTTGAGGCGTTTAATACCATCGGCGACGCGCTGACTGCTAACAAAGACAAATTGCAACCATTGGCCGATGCTTTCAGAGTCTTTGCCACGTTCATTCGAGACTACATCGCTCCCATCATTGGCACATTTATCAGCTCATCCATTTCTGGCATTGCTGGAGTCATTTCAGCTCTTATTAGCGTGGTTGCTGACGTAACCAGCGCAGTCAATTCAGGATTCACAAGAGTCAAAAATTTCTTCACTTCAATCATCAACTATATTGCCGACACTGCTTCGGATATAATTTCTCCGATTGTGAATGCTTTCAAAGCAGCCGTGAATACAATCATTGGTTTCTGGAATAGAATTGATTTCGAAATTCGATTTACCGTGCCAGATTGGGTTCCAATCATCGGTGGCAGCACTTGGCGATCTGGTGACATATTCCCAGACATCCCATATTTGGCTAAAGGTGGAATCGTCAATTCTCCAACACTTGCGATGATTGGTGAAGCTGGGCCAGAAGCCGTCATCCCATTGAATAAATCTGGAATGATGGGCAACACGTACAACATCACGGTCAATGGCGCAATCGATGCTGAGGGTACTGCTCGCACGATAGTCAATACATTGAACAATTCATTCTATCGTGGCACAGGTGGCGCGACTGCTCTGGTGACATCGTGACCCTATGGAATCCAGTCTGGGAAGTAAAAATCGATGGTGTTTCGTACACCAATTTCGTGCTTGCCAATCTTACATTTACCAGTGGACGGACAAACATCTATGAGCAAGCCCAAGCAGGTTATGTCAATCTCCAGCTCATCAACATTGACCAGACAAACATCGAATTCACAATCAATAACTCAGTCAGTATTTCATTGCAAGATTCAACTGCAACATTTGTGCCAATCTTCGGTGGAACTATCGTTGATCTGGGAATCACTATTGCCGACGTTGGAAGCGTTGGTTTCACGCAAAACATCAACATCGTCGCACTCGGAGCATTGAGCAGACTTCCAAAGGCATTGACCGATGGCGTTCTAGCAAAAGCCTATGATGGCACTCAGATTTACGAAATACTCACAGATTTATTGCTCAACAATTGGAGCGAAGTCGCGCCAACTGTTCAATGGAATACCTATGATCCGACGGTTACTTGGGCTACTGCCGAAAATGTCGGCTTGGGTGAAATTGACCGCCCAGGTGATTATGAACTAGCTGCACGTACATCCAATCGAACTGACGTTTATTCATTGGTTTCAGCTCTAGCAACTAGCGGGCTGGGTTACATTTACGAAGATGCAACTGGGGCAATTTCTTATGCAGACTCAACGCATCGATCCACTTATCTAGCAGCTAACGGATACACCGATGTAACCGCCAATCAAGCTCTGGCATCAGGAATTGCCATTCAGACCAGAGCAGGCGACGTTCGAAATTCGGTGACGGTTCAATATGACGCCACATCATCGAGCGAGAAATCCGATGAGGATGCCACATCCATTTCAATCTATGGACGACTTTCTCAGATTATCCAGACCACGTTGCACAATGCAATCGATGCTGAAAATCAAGCTGCGTTCTATCTTTCACTGCGTGCTTATCCACTAGCAATGATGCAGTCGATTACCTATGAGCTGACGAATCCAGAACTCGATGATGCAGACCGCGATTCGCTGATTAACATATTTATGGGCTTACCACTTCGAATCTCAGATTTACCACTCAACATGAACGCAGGTTCTTATGCGGGTTTCGTTGAGGGCTGGACATTTACTGCCGCGTATAATCAGGTTCAGGTGACGGCTCTATTGTCGCCACTTGCATTTAGTATTCAAGCGATGAAATGGGAAACCGTTCTGCCGCTTGAGCAATGGAATACCGTTTCAGGAACTCTGGAATGGCAAGACGCCACAATCGTGGCATAAGGAGCGGGTATGAGTAATCCAACAAGCAACTTCGGATGGGTGATGCCGACAAACACCGATTTGGTGACGGATTTGCCAGCCGACTTCGCCGTGTTCGGTCAAGGCGTCGATACAACGATGGCTGACTTAAAAGGCGGCACAACAGGTCAGATTCTTTCGAAGGCAACTAGCACCGACATGGACTTCGTGTGGATAGCCAACGATCAAGGCGACATCACTGCGGTAAATGTAACATCCCCAATCACAGGTGGTGGAAGCGCAGGCGCAGTAACAGTCGGAATTCAATCAGCATCAACCAGCCAATCAGGTGCGGTGCAGCTTTCAGATTCAACATCGACGACTTCATCAGTCTTGGCATCAACTCCAACTGCTACGAAAGCATCTTATGATCTAGCCAATACTGCTAATACGACTGCCAACGCAGCCGTTGCTAAATCAACCGTGACGGCAAAGGGTTCAATCTTTACTGCAACGGCATCAGCCACACCAGCTCAATTAGCAGTAGGCAACAACGGCGAAACTCTCGTAGCCGATTCTTCAACATCAACAGGCTTGCGCTATCAAACTGGTGTAAATGTCAATCAAATCATCAATGGTGGCTTTGATTTCTTCCAGCGTGGAACTTCATCATCTACAACAGGATTTACCTGTGCGGATCGTTGGTATAACTTAGCAAGCGGTACAACTACTTTTAGCCAAGATACAAGCGTTCCAACCGCACAAGGTGTTCAGTATTCATATAAATGGACGACTGGTGCAGCTTCATCTTTTGGCCAGTATTACACGGCTTTTGAATCTGCAACAGTAAAGCCATTACGCGGTCAAGCAATGGTATTTAGTTTCTGGGTTAAGACAACTGGAACGGCTTTTACTGGCACATTACAAGCCGATGCTGCTTATTCAACTTCATCAGATGCTTATGCTTCACAGACTGTTGCAGTAAGTATTACAGGAGCATCAGGTATTACACCGACTTCAACTTGGACAAAGTATTCAGGAACATTAACTATTCCAAGCGATGCCTCAGGATTCAAAATTGGCTTAATTCCAACGGTTGCGCAGGCTTCAGGCGTTGTTGTTTATCTTGCTGCGGTTCAATTAGAACTGGGTTCTGTTGCAACTACATTTAAGCGTGCTGGCGGTACTATCCAAGGGGAATTAGCCGCTTGCCAGAGGTACTACTTTAGAAATGCAGCAACAAACAACTCTGCGTCTTTCTTTATGAGTACTTTCAATACATCAACGACTGGCTGGTACGGTGTTTATACATTGCCAGTAACAATGAGAACAAAACCAACCGTTGAAACATCGGGAACTGCAAGCCATTATCGAATTTATTCGGCAGCAGGATTTACCACGCTTTCAACCGTACCTACTCTTGATCAGGCGAATGAATCAACAGTAAGTTTAAGCAGCTCTGTTGCATCAGGTTTAACAGCAGGTCAAGGTTCGGTACTTGCTGCAAATGGAACATCATCAGCCTACTTGGGCTTTACAGCGGAGTTATAAAATGAAAATCACAGAATACGAAAATCTTGCAAGTCAGCCAATGGTTCTAATTCTTGACGAAGAAAACGACAAAGCCGAGTCAATGACCAAAGAACAATATGACGAGCGAGAAGCACAAGCGGCACTATCCACACCGATGGTGATTGATGATCCAAAGTCATAACGGCTGGAAAGCATCGAAAGATGCAGCTGAGATTCACATCATCAGCGTTCCAATCGAGGGAACTAACGTCAAGGTGCGATGTGCGAAAGCCGTCGCGCCATTGATTGCTGGATTCTGCAAAGAATTTCACCAGCTCATTGAACCCATTGATGAAGGCGCGCTGGATGATTGGGGTTATGCGTTCAGGATGATAAGAGGTTCCACCGACAAGCTGAGCAATCACGCGTCGGGGACTGCCGTTGATCTGAATGCCAGCCGTCACATTCTTGGCAAAGTCGGCACATTCCCAGCTGAAAAGGTTCCAATGATTCGCGCTCTGGCTAAGAAATACGGCTTGAAATGGGGCGGAGATTACAAAGGCAGAATTGATGAGATGCACTTCGAAATCGAATTGAGTGAAGCGAAAGTCGCGGCGCTCATCGGGAGCTTGAACAAAGGAGAGAACTAATGGATCAAGCTAAAGCAATGCTGGCATCATGGGCGAGAAGCTCTGTTGCTGGCGCGTTGGCTGTCTATATGACGGGCAATACAAATCCAAAGGATTTAGCAATGGGCTTAGTCGCTGGACTCGTTCCAGTGCTGGCACGTTGGGCTAATCCAAACGACGTGGCATTCGGCAACAAGAAGTGAGCGTGGGCGAATGGACGGCAGTCGGTGGGCTTGTCATTGCGGTGCTGACTGCCATCTATTCGTCAATGCGATTCATGGTGAAGTCGATCATGCGAGAGCTTTCACCGAATGGGGGCAATTCTCTCAAGGATCAGGTGAGTCGGATAGAACAAAGACTTGACCAGCTGATGATTGAAATTGCTCTCAAAAAGTAATCGACACGCCGATTCTCAGGCGGGAATCTTGAAATTGTCAGATATGCGTGTCACTCTCTATTTCGGGAGCTGATACGCAGCTCTCAGAATCGGGAGCAAAAATGACAACGAGCGAAATCGGATTGTTCTTTCTGACTGCATTTGCTGGAGTTCTCTGGTCAATCGTCACTTACACAATCGGCTACAAAAACGGACACGCAGATGGCTATCAACGCGGCAAAGCCGTTGGCCGTCATGCATCATCTAAGGTCGTGGCGTAATGGGATTCCTAGATAACTACGAAGCTGCACGTGCAAGAACAGATCGCTGGATTAAGACATATCCAACTGGACGCATTGAAACGCGCGTCATGGAATTCGATGCCGAAAAAGGTTACGTTCTAGTAAAAGCCGAGGCATATCGAAACGACACAGATCAACATCCAGCAGGCATTGACTACGCATACGGGTATCAAGGTGCTTATGTGCAGAACATGAAACGCTGGTTCGTCGAGGACACTTGCACATCCGCAATTTTAAGAGTCATGCAGCTTGTCATGGGCGGTGCTGAACGCACAGTGCGTGAGACGATGGAACAGATTGAGAAGCTTCCAGCCAAGGTTGCCAATACTGAACCCGATTACTGGAACACTAAATTTGGCGACGTGCCATCGTATGCAACACGTGAAGAAGCCGAGTTAGCAGGCATTCCAACGGCTGCACAAGCCATTCAGGAGATAACTGCACAACTGGGCGGTGAGATGCTGGCAGAAGCTCCACAGTGTAAGCATGGCCATCGAATTTGGCGAGAAGGAATTTCTGCGAAAACTTCAAAGGCTTGGGGCAACTATTCTTGCGTTGAAAAGAAACCAAATCAATGTGATCCAGTATGGTACGTATTCACATCTCGAGGAAAATGGGAGCCACAGGTATGAGCGACTTCATGGAGATCATCAACCCACGCACGATGACGTGCAAGCTGATGGAAAACGGCGTAGTCGTTGAAGAATACAAAATTGAGCAATGCGATAAGTGTTCAATGCTGGTTCGCTTCGATGCATTCGGATTCCAAAAAGGTTATGGCAATGAAAAGATAATCTGGTTCTGTCAGGGTTGCCGATGATTATGGTCAGACTCTCGCGTGAAGATGAAATCATCGCTCACACGGCTGGCCTTGCACGTGAATCACGCTATGGATCTAATGACAAAAGATTGAAGAATGGCGGCAACTTTCACGCGTGCGTCACGATTCATGCTGAAGCTGTTGGAGCTGAGATGGCGGTTGCACGTTACTTCGGCGTAAGCGACTTCGTGCCTACAATCAATACATTCAAGAATGAACCCGATGTGAATTGGGATGGCTTGGCTATTGAAGTCAAGCAAACACCACATAAGCGCGGTCATCTGATTGTAACTGACGATGATCGTGACACTGACATTGCGGTGTTGGTCGTAGGTGAATCACCGACTTATTACATCGTGGGCTGGATACCAGTGGGCGTTGCTAAGCGACCACGATTTGCATCAGCCCAAGGTGGCTATTGGGTCAGCCAGATCAACCTTCAACCCATTGAGACGTTAAGGAAATCTATTCATGCCAATACTTGAATTTGATTGCTCCATCTGCGCCAAGCTTTATGGCAAAGCCAAGCAACGTCATGGCATTCGAAAGACTCCAGAATTGACGCTTCACGAATGGTTCGCGACATGTCTGGGATGTGGAGCGATGGGCATCAAGCTAGTCGATGATGACAAAGTGGATCGATTGTCTCTATGAAACGTATGTTACTCACCAGTATTAGTTATCCACAGGAGTTATCCACAGGCAAGCAAAACCTGTGGACGACACGCAGGAAGCACGCTCAACTTATCCACTTACTCGTCAGTAGCTTGACTAAGGCAGTACGCTCCATACTCGCTGGCGAGCCGCTGAGGCGGATAGCTCGCAGGCGAAGTCTGGTGCTATTGGGTGTGCTATGTGTTGTGGGCACAACACCAGCGGAAGCAGTGACAGACATAGATAATTTGAAGCTTTATGCTCATTCAAGGATTATCAATTATCGTCAATTTCAATGCTTTAATCAGCTGATAACTGCTGAATCATCATGGAGAATTGATGCACGTTCAGGCAGTCATTTCGGACTAGGCCAGATGCGAAACACTAAGTACCGTGATCTAGATGGATACCGTCAGATTGACTGGAGCATTCGTTATCAGCGCACACGCTATGGATCGCACTGCAATGCTCTAGCATTCTTCAAGAAGAACGGATGGCATTGATGCGTCGAAAATGCGGTTGTGGCAGATTAGCTGCTTCAAAAGGTTACAACTCTAGAGGTAAAAGAGTTTGGGGCAATAAATGCGAATGGTGCAGATATCACGTTTATCGTCATTACAAGAAAGATAATTGTGAGTTATGTGGGTTCGTGCCAATACATCCGTCTCAACTTGATGTGGATCATATTGATGCTAATCACAACAACAACAATCCAGACAACTTAATGACCTTATGTGCTAATTGCCATAGGTTGAAAACTCATTTGAATAAGGACTACATGGCTAAAGAATCACAGTCTGAACTCGAAAGATTTGATGATTGGGCACTGTTTGAAGCGAATGAGTGCAGTTCATGAGTAGATCATGGGCAGAAGGCAGCCGTAAAGGATGGCGTGTGATTAGAGCGCGTGTGCTAGCACGCGATGGGCATTGCTGCCAAGCATGTGGACAGAGTGAAGGGCCGATGCACGTGGATCACATAGTGCCAAAGCGATTAGGTGGGTCAGACTTAATGGAGAATTTGCAAACGTTGTGTCAATTCTGCAATCTAAGCAAAGGTGGTCGCTTTTTTAGTGATGCTAGTTCAC